CCCTTCTCCAACTGAACCACTAATTAAATCAGTAGTGGTATTCTCGTCATCGTCATCTTCAAGTAGTTCACTTACAAAAGACCAACTACGTGGTGTTGCAAAAGAACGACTAGGTGACTTTGGATCGAAATCGTATAAGTCTTTCTTACTAAAAGAAATGTAACCTACAACGTCATTGTGTATATTATTGTCAACAGCCCATGTAAACCAATCATCAAAATCAACTGCTAGTTCTAAGTGTACAAAACGGTTGGCTAATGGAGCAGGCATTCTGTAAGTAACACCTTTGTCAGCATCACGGTTACCAGCCGCTACAATAAGAACGTTGTCGGGCAATTTGTATTGTCCTACACGACGATTTAGAATTAATTGATAAGCCGCCGCTTGTACTGCTGGCGCCGCAGAGTTCATTTCGTCTAAGAAAAGAACAATGTAATCGAACTGCTTTGCAAATTCTTCTGTTGGAAGTTCTGCTGGCGGAGCCCATGCCATTGTATTGTCATTCGCACTATAATACGGAATACCTTTAATATCAGTTGGTTCCCATAATGATAGTCGAACATCAATTAGATGTGAATTTTTTAGTTGTTGTGTGATTTGCCCTACGATATCAGACTTGCCAATACCTGGAGGTCCCCACATAAAAATCGGACGCTTTTTCTTGAATGCCCTAAGAATACTCTTTTTTGCTCCATTTGGAGTAACAGTGCGTACTACAGATTCCATATTATATTCCTCGTTTGTTTGTATCAGTGCCATACTTAATTTCTTAGTATGTATATATAATACACTAGTTTTACGAGAATGTCAACCAGTTTTGGTTATTTTTTTTGTCTATTTAATGCTTTAGTAAGGCCGTACTTTTTTACATCGCCACTAAAAAGATGTAGTTCGAGTGCCTTCTTTTCGTCGGTTACTTCTATGCTATACTTACATAGCCAGTAAGGACAATCAATAAATTGGTCTAACCATATTATTGTATTTGTTGTAAGTTCAAAATCTCTAGGAAACGGAACATCAAATGTTGCTAATTCTAATTTACTTTTTACAAACTCTAATCCTGCATCAGTAAGACGCAATCCACCTGTGTCTTTTGCTCTTGTATTCTGCCACCATGTAGACATGTACTCTTTCATAGTAACATCTGATATAGCAATGTCGGCTTGTTTTAGAAAGATTTTAGTATATGTTTCTTTCCAGTTCATTCTTCAGTAACTACTTCGCCCGTAGTAAGTTTGTGAACTGCAAAGTCTTTAGAATTAAACATTTCGTTTAATTTGCTTGCTAAGTTATGTGCATGTCCTGGATTTGAAAAACTTGTTTTTTTATATTTAGGTCCAGGATAGTTAGTTAACATATTAGAACTTTTTAAGTTAAAAGGTTTACCTTTATGAAAGATAGCCCAAATCGCTTCTGCTTCCAACACTTGTTCAGATCTATATGTTTTTTTATTTACGTATTCTAGTAATACCGTAGGTTTGGGTCTACTCATGCGTACTTCCTTTTATTATATACGCATATATTTATCTCTTTAAAGAGGTTAAAGTAGTAGTTATCTAAGTGTTAACCCTAATTGTTTAACTGTTTGTTGTACACACAATGCTTGTACTTTACAATCTTCTAATGCATTATGTGCCGCAAAGTCAATTGCTTTGCGTGGGTCTGTTGGCATAATACCAAACAATGTTCTACTGTCTTTGATTTTCCAAAACGGCCAAGGTAAATGATGATCATATGATCTAAACATATCTTCTAGTATAACAATGTCAAACGCAGGTCCTTGACACCAAATAGTATCAACACCTACACACCATTTGTTTAGTGCTTGTAATACTTCTAGCACAGGTGTACGGTCTGCATCGCCAAGTGCTTCTTCACGTACATCTTCTGCTTGTTGTCCCCACCATTCTAGTGTGCTTTCAGAAGTAGTACGGCCTTTGTTAAGTTGTTCGTCTACATCAAATCTATAGTAGAAAGGTTGGGATGGTTCTGATATAGCATTTGGATTAAACTTAACACCGCCAATTGTTAATACAGTTGCTGATGGTAAAACATCTAATGTTTCTAAATCAATCATTGCATGAGTTGTCATTTATTCCAGTCCCCATAAATTTTATGATTCCAATCCTTTGAAATCCCTTTAGTTTGTGATAACAGTTTACTACACCTTGCTTGATCTTTCAATAATTTTTTACAAGAAGTATCACCTCTAACTCCATCATAATAAACTACTCGTTGAGGATATGTAGTGTTGCCAGTTGATCGTCTATATCTGTCAAGAAAACTATTGTAAATACCATATCTTAAACTTACTACGTTACCTTTCAAATGGTTTGCTCTACCTTTGTAATCTACTTTCATTTCTCCGTCAATCCAAATTTTAAAATATCCTTCTTTATAATTAGGATGCCAGTTTGTATTAAATAAGATTTCAGTCCACTGACCTTTTAGGTTCTTATCACTTTTTAATCTATACCACGGATCGCCCATAAAAGTCATTCCGTTCATATTAAAAAATAAGCCACCTTTATGATACTGAAACATTACTACTGTTTGAAACGGGTTAGGTGTTGAAAATTGTATAAAAGACGTTTTTGCAGGAACTACACTATTAAAGTCTTTTGGGACAAAAATATAAAATCTATACCATCTTTCTTTTTTAAAAGTGTCGTCGGCATAGTAAAGTTCTGTTCTTTCTCTTTCATTGTCGCAATCACTCCAATTTGGTTCATACCAACAATCACCATTGTTAAGTTCGAATCTAAATGATTTGTCTCCAACAATAGACTTATCGCTTAATGTAACAGAATCAGTATGTTTAGTTAGATCATGAAATTCTTTTAACTTGAGCAAACCATCGCCGTCGGCTCTTGCTTCTGCTTGTAAACTTTTCAGCCCACTACTGTTTGCAGTAACATTACCAGTAGTAAGTAACATACCTAATACAATAATTAAAAATCTACCAAGCATTTCCACCGTCCATTTTTACTTCTACAATTTCTTCTTTGCTTGCATTTTCTTTTACAAACTTTTCCATATCGCCTTGTAGTCTGCTCATTACAATACCTAATGTAAATGCAAGCCCTTTAGCCTGCTGTAGAGTAAGTTTTACTTCTCTTGCTTGACCAGAGTCAGCCTGTTTTACTTGTTGGATAAACTGTTGTATAGGAGCAGTATTAAGAGGTTCTTGCGTTGACACGTGATAATTCCGTTCTCATTTCTATGTCAGTCTTAAACGGACCGCTATAGTTATAACGTTCGATTGTTATTTGTTTAGGACAAAAACTTTTGACCCAACCTTTTTCAAATTCAATGCAGTAGTATCCTGCACAGTAAAGGCTTTTACTTTTATTACTTTTGCTAAACAAAGGTAATTTATTTTTTACATCATACATAGGATTAAAAGGGTTACAACTTGTTGGATATCCATGTACTTCAAAGTCTACTACTTCTTCTACAGGATCAGCAGTACTCCAGTTAATTTTTCCTAAGTGCTTTTTTAGTTGGTCAAAGTCACCAAACACTGTCGTACCTTGACCACAAGAGTATGTGTAGCACTCTTCTGCGGCACTTAAAGTTCCTACCTTAGAACCATTTTCTTCTACAATCCAAAATTTATTCTTAAGGACTTCTTTTGCTTTTATTGTCATTGTGGGTACCTCGCTTGTAAGGGTTCTGCATAATATTGTGCTTGATCTGAAATACGTTGCATATCCCATTTAGCACAGAACTTCATAAGACGCATGCCTACTTGCGATACTTCTTTAGGAGTCATATGTTCTTCAATTGTGTCGTTAATAATACTTCTAATGTTGCCAGGTTGTGCAGTCAAATCACAAAGAATAACGTTACGTTGATAGTCATCAAGTACACGATGTTCTACACCTTCATGATCAGTCCAACGCTGTAGCATCATGTTATTCCAGTTATAGCCTTTAGTGTCTTTATCAGCAAATGCTTCGTTAAGACCTACTTTGTTCTTAGTGCCTTTTGTACGTACACCAGGGTAAGCACTAAACACATTGTCACTAGTGTCGCCACGCATACACTTTTCAAACAACATAAAGTCAGGCTTAGGTGCTAGTTTAGGCTCTTTAGTTTTCTTGTCAATAACCTCTGCACCTTTGTCGTCAAAGTATCCTTCGTGTGTAATAGTAACGTTTTGTATACCGTTGTACTGTTTACAATTAGGTGCAATAAGTTGTGCAAAGTCACCGTCGGTACTAATAATAACATGATTGTCGTTAGGGTGTGCTTGTACCCAACCAGCAATAAGATCATCTGCTTCTAGTTGCGGATGACGCATAACAGTACAATTAGTTTTGTCTTGTACAAAGTTCTTAAACTCATCAAAGCACTCCCAAAACACAGTATCTTCTTCTTGCTGTGCAGGAGTAAGTGCGTCACGCGATACTTGCCTGTTACGTTTGTAAGGCTCATAAAAGTCTTTGCGCCAACTACGTCCTTCTAAACAAAACACAACATGATCAGCATTAAAGTCGCGCCATGCCTTCTTAACACCACTAAGCGTAATATGAAAGGCCATACCGACCTTAGTGTCAATATCGCCGCGTACTACGTGTCTTGCACGAAAGAATGTGTTAGCAGTATCTACTAGAATATATGTTGCCATTAGTTTGCCTCTGTATAATTTATAGTATTATTATAGCACCAGATCTGGCTGTTGTCAACCATTAAGATATTTCACTCTTGCCCTTGTCGATTGGAACTACATTAATATATCCTGCTCCGGTTTTAGGGTCTTGACCTTCTTCTTCTAACATCTGCGATACAATAGTTCTAAACCATGCATCAACAATTTGTTCGTTCGTTTCGCCCGAATAACCTGCATCGAGTAATTGTTCAATAAACTCATTATTCCAATCAAGTTCAAAGAATCCATTACGAATGTTATCAGGATTAACTTGAGTATCTAATACTGCTACCCAAGGCTTTTTCTCTTTAGTTGCTTGTTCTTTTTCTACATCAAGTGCTTTACGTCTTGCTTCTTCTGGAGTAGGTTGTTTTTCTTCTACTTCTTTCTTAGCACCTAAGTGTTGTCTAACTCTTTTATTCCACCATCCCATAATTACCATCCTGCCTTTCTAATTGCTTCTGAAGGATCCTTAATAGGAGCC